CACCACCAACGGTTCAAAAGGCGGTAAACTAAGACATCCAATAGCTGAGGGCTGAAAACATGTCTGAGCCAAAACCGCCTAAAAAACCCAAACACACTACTGGTAATCCATTGGGTAGGCCATCTAAATACACCGACGCTATAGCAGAATCAATCTGCGCAAGGCTAAGTAACGGTGAGTCCCTCGCTCAGATCTGCAGAGAGGAAGACTATCCATCAGCGGTAACAGTGTATGCATGGCTACATAGTCAAGTGGATTTTCTTAACAAATACACGAAAGCACGAGAGGATCAGGCCGACACCAATGCTGATCAGATCCTCAAAATTGCAGACGAAGAGCCACCTTCATACACCGATGAGAAGGGGCGCACGACATTAGATATGACTTACCTCGCATGGCAAAAGCAACGCATTGACGCACGCAAGTGGACTGCAATGAAGTTGCGGCCTAAGAAGTACGGTGAGCGCCTAGCGCACGAGGGGGTAGAGGGAGGGGCGCCTATCACGACGTCTGACATCTCGACCACCAGACTGGCTGAGGTAATTAAGAACCTCGAGCTCAAGACTCGTGCTGGCTGAGCTGCTCGACGACGATCTACTGAGGGACTACGAGCGCCTGCCAGACTACGATCGTATTGCTATCGTGTCGCACCTAGCTTGGATAGGCGCCGCACACAAGCATCAGGTGCCGCCTCCATTAGAATCAGACTGGACAGTGTGGATGCTGTTAGCAGGACGTGGGGCTGGCAAAACACGCTGCGCAGCCGAGGCACTGTGGTGGTGGGCATGGATACACCCCGAGAGTCGATCGCTCGTCCTAGCGCCTACTAGCAACGATTTGAAGCATACCTGCATCGAGGGGGCGTCGGGCTTACTGGCCTGCATACCGAAAGAGCTGGTGCAAGACTATAACAAGCAAGACCATCAAATCACGCTGGTGAACGGCTCTACTATTAGAGGCATCTCGGGTGACTCGTATGAGCGGCTGCGTGGCCCACAGTTCCACTTCTGCTGGGCCGACGAGTTAGCGGCTATGCAATACCTCGGCGCTGGCGAGGCGTGGGACATGATGATGATGGGCTTGCGTCTTGGCGACAAGCCTCGGGTGATTGTGACCAACACGCCACGACCCAAGGATCTGATCCTCGAGCTGCTGGGCAGAGAGGGCGACGACGTGATCATCGATCGAGCCTCGACCTATGACAACATCAAGAACCTAGCTTCGACGTTCAGTAATCAGCTCGAGCAGTACAAGGGGAGCAAGCTCTACGAGCAAGAGGTGCTCGGTCAACTGGTGGATCTGGAAGACGGCAAGGTGGTGAGTCGTGACATGTTCAAGCTCTACCCAGCCGAGAAACCCTTCCCCGAGTTCGAGTTCATTGTGCAGAGCTATGACTGCGCCTTCAGTGAGAAGACGTACAACGATCCCACCGCTATGACGACGTGGGGCGTGTTCAAGCCTCAAGACGCACCGATGAGCGTGTTACTAATAGACTGCTGGGCTGAGCACCTGACCTTCCCTGACCTCAAGCCCAAGGTGATTGACGAGTTCAAGGTGAGCTACGGCGAGGGCAAGACGGCTAAGCGGCCTGACCTGATCTTGGTTGAAGACAAGGCCGCAGGCATCAGCCTGATTCAAGAGCTGCAGAGGGCGCACCTGCCTGTGCGGAGCTGGAACCCCGGTCGGGCGGACAAGATGCAGCGCCTGCAGATCACCGCCAGCATCTTCGCTACTGGTCGGGTCTGGCTACCCGAGAGCAGCGTGCGCAAGGGGTATGTCCGAGACTGGGCTGAGGGGTTCCTGAGCCAGATCTGCAGCTTTCCCGACTCAACGCACGACGACTATGTGGATAGCACCACGCAGGCCATCCGCCTATTGAAAGACATGGGGTTCTTGCAGATCGACCCCGAGCCACGTTATGATGACGATGACGACTACGCTGACATCAAACCCAAGCGTGTTAACCCCTACTCGGCGTGACCTATGGCAGACCTGAAGAAAGGCATGAGCGCAGTTCAGTATGTCAAAGACCTGATGCATCCGCCGAGGCATCCGTCAGACTATATCTATAAGGCCTCAGACGCCTTCGCCCCCTATGCTGACAAGAACATTGTGGTGGGTGTCACACAGGCCGACAGGACGATTGCGCAACCCAGCGGTAGGCTGAAGGGTGGCCCACTGTTCTCGATGCTGGGCGAGGTCGATCCTGCCTATAAAGGTAAGACGTGGGGCTTTGACTCGTCAGGACATGCGCAAGGCATGCTGAACGCTTTCGATGCGCAGCCAGCCGATACCATGCTGATGACCACCATCCTCGGAGGGCCGCTGATGCAGGGGTCTAACTCCGAGATATTCAAGCGCACGTCTAAAGCCTATCGTGATGCGATCGCTAACAACAAACTATTGCCCGAGCACCTGAAGAAGACCAACGAGGTTGTGCAGGGGATGACAGACAAGAAGGGTGGCGTCAATCTCTTTGACCCAGACTCGGACGTAACCGACCCTGCCTTTTGGAAAGGCCTCACGACCTTCCAGCAGCGCAGGGCAATGAATGACATCATGGGTGGCATCGGCGTCGGTGGGCCGAAGAGCGGTGGCGCCATCTTTGACTGGCAGAAGATCATGGACAAGACGACCGAGCCAATGCTTAGGGACGTACCCACCCGATCGGTTGGCCCACGGATCTGGACGCTAGACGGTGGTAAGGAATACTCACCGCACTTGAACAAGGCCTATCCGGACATAGTGACTGGCGTCGACCAGAACATCAACTTCAATCCGGTGCCCTATCAGGACTTCTTGAAGGACTTCACCGACAACTTCATGCAGACCAAGAACAGGGTTCCAAACTGGAAGAATCTGACGATGGGTCACCCCAAGACTCAAGAGATCACCGACCAGTGGCTGCAGCACCTGAAGAACACGGGCAACGCTGAGGGTGGACTGATCAAGGGTATGGCAGGCGGTGGCACGCCCCCAGCCGCCAGCATGGACGGTGAGCAGTTTATGCTTGCTGCTGCCAAGGCAGGCATGCCCACCGACATCGGTAGCCTAAACAAGATCGTCGACCTCGTAAACAAGGGGCTATCAATCGATGAGGCCATCGAGGCGCTGACTAACCCCATGCGCAAGCGTGACGGCGGTCAGGTCGATCACATGCAACATGGCGGCATCATGCCTAGGGCTGGAATCTACTACCCCACCTCAAACGACGAACGCAACCAAGCTGCAGGCCTGCCAGCCGACTTTTACCGCAAGGGTATGACTGATGTAGCCTCGCATGGTTACCACGCTGGTATAGACGTTCCTGCGGGTGATGCAAGGCTGACTGCTGACCTTATGGGTAGCCGTTACGTCTCACCGCAGATGACAAGGGATTCAATCAACGCACTACGTCTGGGCGCCGAGTTTCCTGTGGGCGAAGGCAGGCTCAGGGCTGAGCTGATGAAGGGGCTGGCACCCAACGTACCTACGAACGTCGGCCTGCGCTACAGCCGTCCATTCGCCGAGGGCGGTGCTGTTGAGCATATGCAGGCTGGTGGCATAAAGAAGGCAGGTAGCCTACTCCTCTCGGAGCTAGACAACGCTATTGCTGGCGTCGGCACTGCAGGCAGGTCACCCATTGTGCCTGCGCCTAACCGTTGGTTCTTAAACCCTGATAAGCATCCGCATCAGCAAGGAATGGTTGAGCGAGTGCTCGAGCGCACTGGACGCCCCCGAGAGTCATTTACCTCAGGCGCCTTTATCGACCCACGCACTGGCGAGGTGCTCGACTCCAAGATCCTTGAGGACGTAGGTGTGGTGATCAATCCCCGCACCAACAGGCCAGCCATGTCTGCAGGTAAAGAGGCAGGCATTGACGAGCTAGAGAAAGAGCTGGGTCTAATTACCAAGTCAAACCTCGTGCGCAACAGCCTGTTTAAGCGCAGCGGTGGTGATCCAATGCTGGACGACCTAGCATTCCTCGCCACAATCGAGCGCTCAGGCATGGGGCACAAGTATGGCCTGTCGACCGAGTACGGTAGCCCTACGCTGCTGCACAACAACCAAACAGGCGCTAACCCTACCCTCAGGCCAACGAGCCGTGGTGACGTCTTTGGCATGGGCGACGTTGTCGGTCAGGTCAATCTGGGTAAGGGTATACCCCACGACGTGTACGAGAAGTTGTTCGTGGCGCCTGCTGGTATGGACGTGCCGGGCGTCAGACTGCACAAAGCCGATGGCGGTGTTGCCCACATGCAGGCTGGTGGCGTCATGGGGATGATTGAGAGGTTGATGGCACAGAAGGCCGCTAACGCTGCCGCAAAAGCACCTAAGGCGCTGACCCCACTAGAGCGACAGTATGCTCTAGACCAATTCAAGGCAGGCAGTGCTGACCCACGTCAGTTCTACCATGGCAGTCGCCACTACTATTTGGATGACGCCACCAGCAGGGCAGTCATTGCGCCTGACGAGGGCATTAGAAACCTGCAGACCCCCTCGCAATTAAAAAATTGGAATTATCAAAACAACGCTGATGCCGTATTCCTAACACCAGAGTCGTCGTTTTCTAATGCATTTGCTGGCGACATAAAGGATGCTCAAGCAAGGCCAGCGGTCTATCCTGTCCACGCTCAAGTCAAGAACCCCTTTGACATTCATAACCAAGAGCATGCCAATTCACTGATTGACGCATACAAGCGCATGCACATGCAGTCGGGTGACGAGGAACAACTGAAAAACTTTCAGAAGACTGTAGCGTTTGCGCAAAGAGACCCTGCCAACTGGGCAACCCTTGAAAACAATCGGGTTCAGGATGCAATCAAGAGCTTAGGCCACGATTCCTTTTATGTGACTGAGAACGGCGTCAAGAACCTTGGCGTGTACAACCCCAACTTGATCAAATCGTCTCTGGGCAACCGAGGCACATTTGACATCAATGAGGCGGATATGGGCAAGGCTGATGGTGGCGCTGTACACTCTCAGATAGGCGGCATGCAGCCTGAGCTTGCAGGTGGCAGTGCTCGGCAAGAGACGTTTGCAGCGCAGCATATGGAAGAGGGCGGCGACATCATGCGCTCATTATTTGACCACGCACTAGAGAAGGGCGACATTCACGACATGACGCATGCCCTGCTAGTTCAACAACACGAGGCTGAGCATGGCTAATTCTATTGAAGATATTCTTGGTTACGACCCACGTCGGCCTTTTCAGGACTTCTCTCGCGATCCTGATGTGTATGGTGATCTATCGATCAAGCCCTTCAGCGGTTCTTATTCGCACCGAGGCCTGAGCCCCTCATTGCAGGTCGAGGCTTTGCAGAACAGAGCTCCTGAGTCTAAACAGTATGGGCGGTCAATATATGATGTCTTGCCTGACAGTCTGTCAAAAGAAATCCAAAGCTACAACAGGCGTACACCTGTTGACCTAATCAGCAATGCCTTAGCGCAAAGCTTTGGGTTCCCTACTGACCTCGTCTCTTATGTTAATGATGCAAAACCGCAGTCTCGTGCGGATCTATCGCCCTACAAGGGCTTAGATCGAGACGAGTACCCTGCGGGGTCAATGCGTGAGTTCCGCCGCCCTGAGCCTGTCTCAACGGATCCTAACCGCATTACGCCGCGCCGCTCGAGCTACCAGCCCAGCGAGTCTGACGATATTGCCAGACGACAGGCAGAGCAAGGCGTAATGCCTACAGGACGCCTGCCTAGTGAGCCAATGCCTTTAACGACGGAGCACCTCAAAGGCTTGCTAAAAGAGTACGGCATCACCAGCGATAACGAGATGCCAATTGCGCAATTTATCTCTGACTTTATTGTGCCCATGGGCGGCACTGCAGGCGTGCGTGCTGTTGGGCGTAAAATCAATGACATTGTGCCAAACATGCGTAGGGCATCTACACCCGTCACGGCAACGCTCGAAGGCGTGGCGCCTGATTTAGGCCAGCGTGGGGATGAGGCTTTTAAGGAGCTAGTCACTGACCGACTGATTGGTGGCAAAGGGTCTGCAATTGACACAACCAATTTTGCAGGCCAGCCCTCAACAACGAGCCGAGGCTATGGGGCTTGGAAAAAAGAGACTAATCCCTTGGTCGGTGTCGACGTGCCAAACATTGCAGACATCTCTCAAAACCCAGAATTTCTGAAGGCAATGTTTCAGACTGGCTCGAGCTTAAACCAAGAGGCTATGGCGGCTCACCGTTTCTTGCCTCACCCAATCAACACAAGGGGCAACGCTAGTTCGATGTTAATCAAGCCGCAGTTTGGGGATCTGACAAAAGAACAGTTCTTGAAATTAAATGAATTGCTAGGTGGTAGCATGGCCTTCACGCATAACCCACGCCTTGGTGGCGCTGTGGCCTTCCCTTATGATGAGGTGACCGCTGCTAATCGAGGCGATACTACAGAGCTGTTTAAGAAAGCTATGGACAAAGCCAACCAAGTATTAGGTGGCAACGCCCAGACAAGGTTTGGCAAGTCTGACTACGCTAAGGACAGGTTTTACGAAACGGCGCCTTATGCAGGATATAGCCCTGCCCCAGACGTGTCTGACATTCGAGACATTCTAATGAGAATTGAGGACAATAAGTTTCCAAAGTAAAAGCGCCACGATTGCAATCCCAATAATGATCCTGTCGCCAAGTTTTTCGTCAGCTACTCTCTGTTCAATTTCTTCATCAGATGTTGGATTAGGCAGGTGTAAATAGTTTAAATGTCGAGCATGATGCCACGCTTTCTCTTCGGTATCAAAGGTTGCCATGCACTGGTTATTTTTTGATGAATTGACGACATACCAGATGTTTTCTGTAAATGGTGGATAGACTGCATGATTGCGCACGCTGTAGGGTCGCAGGAACTCAATCCCAGTCAATGGGGGCGGTGCTTTGTCACTGTATCTTCTGATCGGTGCGTCGTCCCGAATCGGTACTTGTAAGGGTTTTGGAGCAGGAGGCTCGAGCTTCAGCGTTAGCATGCGATGTAGGTCGACGACTTCCTTGACCCTTTCATTTTCGTCGTAAATTCTGCGAGTCCAAGTACCACCGGGCTGAGTATGAAACGATTGAGCCTGATAGTCTTCAAAGGTGATTCTCATGGCACCTTTACCCCCATGACAAGAATATGCAACCCTTCGTCCACTCGCATAAAAAAAGCAACGCACTGCGAGTCCCCTAGATTCTTTGGATTCTTGCCAAAGTAATCCATCATGTTTTTCGTTCCATTCAAGCCAGTCGTTGGCTTCGTATGCCTGTCGTCGTCGAGTCATTTTTTTTGTGGGTATTTTTGAGTCTGGCTGATTATCTGCGCCATACACGTAACAAATCACTAAAACGACAATGCCATATAGGGTTAAATAAATCACTTAGATCTCCTATTTAGCCAATTCGACGTATGTCTGGGTTTGGCAAGTAAGATAAATCCACCCATAAAAAAAGCCCTCGCAAGGAGGGCTGGCGTCTGCTTGGTTGCCTCAGCGAGGCCTCATCGTTTTACCACCTTGCCCAGATCGGCAGGTTGGTGGGGCGCCAGCCCTACTCTTGATGTTCGTTCAATATAGCAAGTGTTGCGTCGGTAATCAAACAACCTGTTGGATATATGCAAATACCCAATCTACATGGAGCCACTAACAGCCCGCCCCCAATGCCGAGCACTACGGGCGTCTTCAATGCTGCCAA